CTTGGAACGTGAAGGGATAAAACAGACACGGGGAGGTGTAATTCTTTTTAAGCGGGTTTCACATGACTTTAAAACCCAAGAAGGAACCGAGAATGAAACGCTGTGGACTATTGGAACTATTGTTACTCATCCGGCATGGAACCCTAATTGTGGGGAATGTGGAGAGGGCAAGTTTCACGCATGTTCACGTCCCTATTTCTGCGATGAATTTAGATCAAAGCAAAAAGATAGATATATAGCAGTAAAAATAAAAGTCACAGATTTATATGAATGGGAGAATCCGTCATATCCACACAAGATAGCGTTTCGTGAGGGCAAGGTTTTGTATGAGTGCGATAAATATGGGATACATTTGGGCGATTGCCCAGAATGTTAAGGGGGAACCATGAACAATCCATTTCAATCAGGGACACAGAATCATAGATTATTGGAAAGGTTAAAGGTGGGGCCGCTTACCAATGTTGAGATCGTCCGAGACATGGCGATCCTCAATTCAACAGGCCGGATCTCTGACCTTCGGGCAAGGGGATTCGACGTTAAGAGCGAGCCGAAGAAAAACGGCATTTGGGTTTACACGCTGAGAAATTAAGGGAGGGGTTAACAATGACAACAAAATCATACACACACCTGCATTGCCCGGTATGCGGGCGGATATTCCCGATGTACCTGGCGATATCCGGGGGCGAGATCGAAGCTCCACTCTGTCCATACTGCCATAATGAATATGAGTATGACGAGGGCGCGGATTGGCTGATCTGTACGTTCTTCATCGTAGCATTAATGGTTTTTATGGGGATTGCGGGCTGTCTGGCTTACGCAAATTGGCCGGGGATACAAAACTTTTTGAGGGGGATACTATGACGGAGATAATTGAACTACTTGAACGGACTCGGGACTATATCTTTCAGGTATCGCACGAATCAATAGAGCACGGAGATTATGATCTACTTGAAGATGTTGAAAACGCCATAGAGGAGTTGAAGGAGGGAGAATGAACACATACACAGAAAGACGAATTTATGAGGGGCATCCGGTACTTGATATACGGTACCTTAACAAAGACGACGAAGAAAGAACCCTGGTTTCATTTGGGAAAAATAAGGCTCGGGCAATTTGCGAGCACATAGATGAAATCAGGGTGTTTGCAGAGGAAGGAGAGTAAGAATGGGTGATAATAATATAGTGCCTTACGAAATCAACAAGCAGTTAGTTGCGACAATCAGGAAAACAGTATTTCTAAAAGCGGAAGAATCGGAACTTGCGCTATTTTTCCATAATTGCCGTAGATTAGGAGTTCACCCGCTAGATGGGTTAATTCATCCTGTCAAGCGTAATAGCAATGACGGCGAACGGGTATCATTCCAAACATCTATTGATTATTTTAGATCGGCAGCCGATGAAACCGGGGAATATGACGGCCAAGATGAACCGGAGTTTGGGCCAGATAATAACGATGGATATCCAGAGTGGGCAAGTGTGAAGGTTTATCGGAAAGGTATTGACAGGCCATTTGTCGGTACTGCCCGATGGAAAGAATACTATCCAGGAGATAAGCTTGGTTTCATGTGGCGAAAAATGCCTCATAACCAACTGGCAAAATGCGCAGAGGCATTAGCTTTCAGAAAAGCATTTCCTCAAAAACTACATGGACTTTATACCGACGATGAAATGTTACAGGCCGATATCGTTGAAGTAGATACCGGAGCCAAGAAATCCACTCCCCCACCCCAACGGGCATCAGAGGGCAAAGGGAACGGAGAGGGAAAGGCGAGCACCGGCAACGGTGGGGGTATTCAAACCGTCCAGAAAAGGGCGCTTGAAGGAATGTTCAAGACACTCGGACTGGATGATCCACTGGAAACCATCGGCCCCATCATCGGCCGTAAAGTCAACTCCCTGGATGATCTGACTAAGGATGAAGCAGATAAGGTCATGAAGGGATTGGCAAAGGCGAACAGTGGGTCAAGTGATCCCACCGAATGCACGAAGGACCCGGCGACATGCTCACTGTCAGGTTGGGCCGATGGCAAGGCCTTTTGTGGACCCGATAACGAACCATGCCCCTATCAGAAGGAAGGGTAATCATGCTGACCTTTGAGTCCGATACACATACCTACCGGCATAATGATGTAGTGATCCCAAGTGTAACTGGTATCATAGGCCAGTGGATTAAGATAGGGAGCTTCTACGTCAATGTGTTCACTGGGGGGACGGTGGATGCCAAGGTTTTCGAGGAAGCCGGGGCGTGGGGAACGGCGGTCCATACCATGCTTGAGTATTTCCTTGACCATGACCTTGACACCGACTCTCTCAATGCAGCCCAGTTATGGGTACTCGGACAATTCAAGACATGGCGCTCCGAAATGTCCGTTAAAATCATCAACCATGAAAACAGGCTCTACTCCCCAAAATACCGCTATGCCGGGACATACGACTTGAAATGTACCATAGGGAATAAGCTCTATATTGTTGATTTTAAAACCGGGGCCTACGACATGGCCGGGCCTCAACTGGCGGCATACGTCCAGCTAGACAAGGAAAACGACAAGAGCAGGGCAACACGGCATAGGGCGGTACTCTATTTACCGAAGGATGGCAATTACAAGTTTATAACCCTGACAGGTACGGCGGATTGGATCTTTTTTCTGTCGAGGTTGAATACCTATAACTATGTGAGGCGATGAGATGGGAGAATACCAAGACTATTTGAAAGAAATTTGCGGGAATTGTGGTTTTACTTACGGTGCACATCATGGAGGGACATCACCATGGCCCCGTAATTACTGCCCTGGCCATGAAGGTCGAATGGATTGGGAAAATGGACCAGGGACAGTCTTTAAGCCTACGGGCAAATACAAGGAGGTAAAGGGAAATGCAACAGACAGCACAGGTAATAAACATCAATGAAGAACAGAAGATACAGGAAGAGATAAACCCTCTCGTGGAGACGGCCACTGCAATGACCGTATCCACTGTCAGAGACAAAGAGAGGGCCGTTGAATTTGTGAAGGAGATTAACACATCGATCAAGAAGGTGAAATCTTTTTTTGAACCTATGAAGAAGGCGGCTAAAGCGGCACACGCGGCTATTTGTGACCGTGAGAATGAAGTCCTGGGAGTGGCTGAAAACGCCAAGAAGATGGCCCTGCAGAAAGTCTCCTATTTCGACCAGGAGCAAGAGAGAATCAGGAGAGAAGAAGAGGCTAAACTCCGCGAGAAGGCACAGCGGGAACATGAGAAAGCCCTTGAAAAAGCACAAAAGAAACTGGATGCGATCCTGTCTAAATCCTCAGACTCCGAGGAAACCATAACCCTGCTCGAAATGGAACTCAAAAGGGACGATCTGACAGACCTTGAAAGGCAAAAGATAGAATCTCATATAGAGATAGAACGGGCCATCATGGAGAACAACCAGGAGAAGGCCGAAGAGATCCAGCAAAGGGTGGCAGAGCCGGTATTTGTACCACCTGTCATACTTCCGAAAGAGGAAAAGGTATCCGGGGCCGTAACTCGAAAGGATTACGAGGTCCAAATCACGAACCCTAAAGCGGTATTTGCAGCCATAGGAGCCGGGACCCTTCCCGTATCCTGCGGGAAGGTCAATGAAGCGGAAATTAAGAGGTTTATCAAGATGCACGATGGTCGGAAGATAATACCGGGGATCGCATTCAAGGCCGTCACCAAAACTCACGTAAGATAACAAAAAGCCGGGGCGGTTCCCTCCTTTTCCCGTCCCGGCACTCCATGAGGAGGATATTTTGAAAATCAGAGCGCATAGAGGCGGATTGGCTGAAAGCATGGCTACCGTTGTCGAAATTGAACCAACAGCGCAGGCAGTTGCAGACCATATCACAGCAGCGTGGGATTGGTTACTGGATGGCAAGGTAATATCTCCCGATTCAGTGAAAGTCAAAAAATATGGAGATGGCGTAGATACTCGCATTGGATGGGATACCTATCTCGTGACCGTTGACGGGAGTGTGTTTGGCATGACGGATGGGCCGCTGGAGAACAAGGGAGGTGAAGGATGAGGGAGGTAAAGTTTAGGGCGTGGGACGTTGAACGAAAGGCGTGGATGAACGAACAAGATGTATATAACGAGGTTCAAGAACAGGGACGATGGAACCCCGAACGTGGAGAACGTTATAAACTTATGCAATACACCGGACTCCTCGACCGCAATGGCAAGAAGATATATGAGGGGGATAAAGCAAAATGTTTTCATCCTGATTATCGTGGATATTTTGAAGGTGAAATTGCCTACAATGACGAACTTGCCTGCTATGTGCTGATCTATTATCGCGATCACGGAATGGGTGAGTGCGTGTTGTATGAATTTGACGACATTGAAGTCATCGGCAACATCCACGAAAAACAGGCACTGATGGAGAACATGGAGAGGGTAAAATGAAACGACTATCGTTTAACGATGAGATGATGAGAGCATGGCTGGAGGGACGCAAGACGGTGACGAGAAGGTTGATGAAGCCGCAGCCTAAAGATCACCACCATTGGGATACACTCCCAGGATATGAATTTGAACACAAAATGATGGATTGTATTGACGGATTACATTGCAAATTCTGGCATTACATTCCTGGCCGTGACATTGATGGCGAACAATGGATACGATCCCCTTACTCCCCCGGCGAAACGGTGTTTATTGCGGAGACGTGGGCTTGTGTTGCTGATGGCCCATTGGCTGTTGTGCCGATGATTGCATATCGTGATGGAAAAACAAAGCGTGTCGAAACGTTCCCAGATGGAACCACAGTATATAATTTTACTAAACCGGATATATGGAAATGGCAATCCCCCGTCACCATGCCTGAGTGGGCTTCTCGCAGCAAGGCTATCATCAAGAGTATCCGGCCAGAGAGGGTGCAGGAGATACCATGGCAAGAAGCTATACAAGAAGGGATAGAAGTCCAGTATTGTTGTAACGGACAAGATTGTGCGTGCCAAGGATTACCAGTTTATAATCCCACAGACGATTTTCAAATATTATGGGACTCCCTCTACCCCGGCTCATGGGAGCGTAACGATTGGGTATGGCGGTTTGAATTGGAGAGGGTGGGATGAAGGAGAAAAGGGCATTGTTTCATATTTATTACTTTCGTATCCCTGTTCGAGAATCCTTACATCACCGCTTTCCGTTACTCTGAAATCACCATCTTCCGTCAGCCTCCGAATAAAATTAGCAACTCCCCACAGATCAACATCGCAATCAGTATATCTGAGCGGTGTGTCGAACTCCAAGTCCAGGAACCAGAACATCTTCCCCTCTTCCTTATTTATCCGATCCTTTAACTTTGCCGTATTGCCGCGCAGCGGTATACCCAATATAGCCTACGCCAAAAGTTTGCCACATAATATCAGGTATCGCAACAAATCCAGCAGCAACATTAACATAAAACTGTTTCATTGCTTCTGGGAAAAAAACACCCATAAATGGAGCAAGGATAACTAAGCAAATTACCACGGCGTAGAACAAATACATAAATCCAGGTCTAGCTCTGGATGTCCATTTGTCTTTACTAGACGCTTCGGCAACTAGGATGCTTACCCTCCCACTTTCTATGTTAGACTCTAATTCTTGTATCTTCAGTGCTAACTCAGCGGCTTTGTTTGCGTCAATCGGCTCTTTACCTGTAACAGCTGTTCGTAAATCTTTTGCTAGCGATCCTATTCCACTGAACAGCCCCCCCACGTCTAAATTTGCAAGAGACACTCCCATATCAACCTCCTCTAATCAAGTCTCTATTTTTGATTGCTCTGATTTTTACTTGTCTAGCGTAACTTGAGTCCATGAGTTCGATAGCGGCCTTATCAAAATCCTTGTCTTTAATAGCCTGAATCATTTTTTTGAACCCTAAGAATTTAGTCATGCCTAAGTTAAACACCATGTCTGTCAAGGCCATTTTCCTATTAAAGCTCAAAGTATCAAACTCATCATAGGTGAAAATCTTGCGTAGGTCAGTCAATGAATCTGCGATATCAGAGTCAAGCATGATCGTTGCCTCGTACTCACTAATACCTTTATCCTCGATGTTCCTACCATATCCGCAAGTAAGTTTTCCAGCCGTGCATTTATAAGGCATATGTCGCCCATCAACAATGTTACTTCCTTCGTTTTCCCTTATGTATGTTTTCATTTTTGCCCCTTGTTCTTTCAACCAAGTTACTATATCTTTTTCAGCCATTTTTCTTCTCCTCCTTTGGCTTCAGTTCCGTTATTTCTTTTTGGAGCTTTGCCATCTCTTGTCGTAACATTCTGTTTTCGGTGAATAGCTCCCCTATGATCTGGAACAATTGTTCTACTGTCATGGTATTACCTCCTTTATTTTCTTCTTCAACGATCTTGCATGTAAGAAATCCATCTTTGGTATCACCTTTTTAATAGTTGCAATTTTATCTCCCATATTTTTTGTCTCATAATCCTTTGGAAGACCGACTGTAACCGCTTTCGTAGGCCATGCAGGTGTTGAGTCCTCGTCTATCTCGTATTCCTCCATAATCACTTCGAGAAGGTCTTTATCAGGCTCATTTTCTCCGCGTTCGCCCATTTTCTTCATGGCTTCAACTTCTTCGTGCGATGGATTGATGACTATGATTTCATATTTAGTCTCGTCATAACTCCCGAACGGATGGGACACAAGAAGCGGCTTACCTCCGTTGCCAAAGCATGGATGGTCGGGGGCTTGGTACATTGAGATGATTGTTCCTTTTGGCCTTGTGTAAGTTAAGGGATTACCATCAACATCTTTTCCTGTAATTTCTTCATCAAACTTTGTTCTCAGAATAAATATCCAAAAGACTTCACCAGATGAAGTTACGTATCTCTGTTGAGCGTACACCCAATTAGTCCCTTCCCCTGTATCTACATTAAAGGCCACGCCTGGCGCAGCGTAAGAAGTTGTAACTTGCGGCAAAAGAGAAGTTCCAGCTCCAGGAGCACAAAACCCATTGAAAGCAGCCCAGTTGGCAATGTTTGATTTTACTTGTGGTGTAAATCCATATTCACCACCTGGCAAACCCGCAAGATAAAGAGTACCGATAGCAGAGCATCCAGACACACTCCCCTGACTTGTTTTAAGTTTGGCCTGTGTAACGGCCGCAGCCCCAATCTTTGCTTCAACAACAGCACCAGCGCCAATCTTTGCTTCAACAACAGCACCAGCAGCAATCATTCCCTCAACTATCCCCAAAGCAGCCACACCTTCAACGATGTCATCCTCTTTTAATGCCCTGAAATTCTCTCTTACGTCAGCAGCAATTAAACTTCCGCCTGTCACTGGTTTTGTACTATCATATGCCATTTTTCTTTCCTCCTAAACTCCAATTATTGTTAGATTGCAGACCCCGCCAACAGAATTCCCTGCCAGATTGTATAATTTTACCGTTACGCTGTCTTTAGATTGCGCTGTTATTAACGGAACTAATGCTGTTGCTCCTACCGGCGTTACTGTAATTGCCGGAGTAGCGTTAAATCCATTTAAAGAGATTGCCGTACCACCTGCGGCTATTGTTTTATTTACTTCCTGACCGAATATATTAACCACGTTTCCTAAATAGGTCATTGCGCGAAGAATAATCCGGTCTGTCGTTACTGTGGTTGAAAGCTCAACCTTAACCTTGAAATATCTAAAAGTCTTTAGGGTTCCAGCAGCTTTATAAATACTTTCTGTAATGTTTTGAATTGTCGCCGTTTCCCAAACATTATCATTCAGTGCCACATTTGTACCCCAGTTCGTATTATCCGTAGAGTAGATGATTTTAATAACCGGAGTTGTAGAAGCAGGAGTCTCTTCAACAACTGTATATCGCAAAGCCATTTGTAAAGTCTTAGAACTCCCCATATCCATTGAAGCAGAAGTCCATGACCCTGAAGCGTCAGTTGGTTCATCCCACGTACCAGTATCCCAAACCGCACCACCGTCATCCCATTTCGTAGCTGTGGCTATTCTAATTGAAATACCGTAATCAATATGAGTATCAGCATCAATAGTGCTGTCTGTTCCAGCTTCCAGGTCAGCCTCCGTAACATCATGCTCATATTCATCGCCTGCCCCCAGCACGGTCTTGACGTAGGCCATCGCCTGGTTCATGTCGCCGTAAAGGGTAGATATGAATTTGTCGGCTGTAATGGACTGAGCGAAGATATATGTGCCGTCCATGTAGGTCGGAGAGCCCGCCTTGCGCCATGCCTCGATGTTGGCCTTGGCTGTGTCATCGGAGAACAGTCTGGCAGTTGTTTCAGCGGCACACTTTTCAAGGGTGATACTACCGGCGTCAATAGTCGTGGAGTTGACCGAACTTTTCGTAGCCAACGCACCGGCATCTGATAAAGAAGCTATACCTGATCCACCGGTAATAACAATGCTGCCGGTCATCCTGATACCATTTACCGGATCGATTTTGATGTAATTGTTGGCATTAATATAAGCCGCCATGCCATACGTGTCCGCTTCATACCCCGCATATCCATTGAGATTGCCGAGACGCAGGTGGGTGATTATATCGTTCCAAGGACTTCCGGCGTGAGTAAAAACGCTCAAATTCGGGGCATCGGCATCACTCGCAGTAATATAGATACCGCCATCACCGGATTTACCGTAATTCGATACGCTCGCTCCCTTCGTCCATGCAGGATTGTTGTTGACCGCATAAGAACCGGCCAGATCACGGACAACACCATAGGTGGGAGCATTGATGATTGTACTTACCCTTAGCCATTCGTCGTCAGTCCCCTCCGTGATGCGCAGAATGTCGCCAGCCTCAAAAGTATCGTGGCCTCCGATGGTGAGTGTTGCGTCATCGGCGGCGGTCATATCACTCGCAAGCACATCACCGCCCTTTACCGTGACGTCCGATCCGGAATGCACCGACACGGAATCGTACTCGAAAACGGATGTCCTGATGATCCCCCTGGCAGCGATATTGCCGACTTCGAGCAGGTCGGGCTTTAGAAGAAATCCAGCACCGAAAGTACCAGAGACGTAATTGGAGCTTCTGACAGCCGGAACTCCGCTATAATCCCCGTCCATAATGAGATTGGGAGCAGACAGATCGCCCAGCCGGATTAAGGTGTTGGCCTTGTCGAGCAGAATCTTCGCATTGTTCGGATTAGCAGCGTCACCGAAGAACTGCGCTCCGGCATAAAATCCAGCAAGCCGGATATATCCAGTAATCGAGACTGAATCATCAGCAACGGCAGGCATATCCTCTGATAATTCATAAATTGAGACGCTACGGAGCTTAATATAACAAATGTCATCCGCTTCATAAACGGAGCCCATTCCAGAAAAAATGAATGAACCTGTACTATTGCGGCCCACATAATGATATGTCGAATCATCGTTGGAAGCGTACACATCGCAATGAGAAAAAACCGGATCGGTCGGAGGCGTGAAAGTGACACTTACCGCGCAATAATTATAGGCCTCCCCACCTGCTACTAAATAAGCAGATATGTTTGTGGGATGGGACGGGACTATTTGGGGTGTCGCAGGTGTCCCGGTCCCAATTGATGTCCAGGTTGATGGTATTCCATAAACCGATATTGATTGTGCCTGTATCTCGTATTCCACTCCCTCTACCACTGCCGGTATCGTTATTGTAAGCGTCTCCATCTCCGGCGTGTACTGCCACTGTGATTCGCCGGTGATTCGATACCGAACACGATAGCCCCTGATTCGTACGTCATTTGGAGGCGGGGACAAATATACTATGAGAGACGATACAGACCCGCCCCCGGAAGTAGTAGAAACATCCGTCCCGGTATCTGTGCCGTTTATTGTCGGCGGATCGGGAGCAAGTGTCGTAATATCGATAGGCGTTGTCGTCTGCGGGTCGAATGGCGGTATTTCGCCCGTATCGGCATTGTAAATATCGGAAGCAACATCGACGAGGAATAACTGGGCAGTGAAATCAGAGGCGCGAGTGATCGAATGCACCAAGAGCTCTACAGTTTCCCTCTCGGCCTCCCCGAACATCGCAAGGTCGCCGACCTTCGGGCCAAGAGCCTCCGCAACAGGTGTCGCTAGCTCAAGGACGACTGTCTCTCCCGCAACAGTAACGACAGACAGAACCAGCGTCTTGCCGTCCGCCAGCCTGAACCTACAGGCGTAGGATTTGCCTGCCTCCATTGTCACCAATTCATCAAGCGTAACATGGGTAATGTTCCCGCCGTCAATAGTTAATGACTTCACCCTACCCCATCCGCTGCCCCACAGCGGGATATCGTGAGAGACGCGGACCTTGTCACCTCTTCGACAAACAAGGTGCTCAAAGTCCATGTTAAGCGTATACACTTCCGGCCTGAGCCGCGCCTGTGCAATATGGAATCGCCCGAACTTCCAGATCAAGTCTGGATCGGTTATTCCGGGAAATTCAATCGACTCGAAAAGCGTGGCATTCGCCGAGGTGTAGCCGTCATCGTAGACAATCCGCTCATCGTCATCCCAGCCGTTATCCTCGTTCTTGAATTTAATCCTGAAGGCGTGAGGCCGGTTATACAGTGTCTTTTCCGCACTGAACCCCCATGAGTTCCGGGGCGTGATATGCTGTACGAGTGTCTGCTCTCCGGTATCAGCAGTCACTGACCAAAGGCCGTCCTTAATCGTTACCGATCCCCGCGCCGCCGCCGCTATGTCTTGGCAGGTCTCGAATACAGAGGCCGTATAATCCCGATACATATTAAAGGCGTAGCCATTGGTTTCGCAAAACTCGTAAAACTCACCAAGGGTATCATTGTCGATCTGCGTAGATGTCCGCGCCCTCGCGTTCGCGCTCCCCATCAGCACCCACCTGATAAGGGCGGCGGGGTTGTTGGTGATCTCATAATCTACTTCAGCAGAGCCCCATTCTTCTTCGACAGAATCCCACACCGGGCAATAAGACGATACAACGCCATTGAGGTTGTCGATTGTGCCGCTCAGTTGGTCGGTGGCCTTGATCCTGATTGCGGAGACCGCCAGATTGTGAGGGAACGAAATGGGGTAGGTGGTCTCAATGCTCCTGAGATATGTCCAGTACACCTCGTCGATGATTTTATCATCGTCGGTATCGGCGGTTGTGCGGGTGATACCGATCTCGTACTGCTTGGTGTTGTCAACTGTCCACCGCCAGCCGTAGCGGACTGCGGAGGTTGTCAAGTCGGTAAAAGTTTTGGTTTCTACATCAGTCCAGGCGCCTCCCCCTACCTCACGGTATTGGACAAGCACGGTAACGCTCTGAGCCGTGCGGGTACCCTCGTTGTTGTACTGGACCAGCCCACGGGGGAAAGATATGTCAACCGATAACTCGTCAACATTCGCCTGTGCCGTTCTCACGATCTGGCCTGTGGCGGAGGTTAAAATTGTTCCGACAGAAACCTGATTGACCGCCGACGGGAAAAGCGTCAAGGGCGTATCCGTTGACCACCCTTCGTTTGTTTCGATCTCGCAGTTAGAGTACGAGGACAGGAGCGTATCGCCGAGTTTGATATCAGATATATCAAGCGGACCGTACCCCCACACCACCAGCATTCTGAGATATTCATCTGAGCCAACGAGTTCCGTGTATGATTTTGCGCCAAGGGGAGGGTAGACTTTATGCGTGCCAAGGGCAACAGGAACCACACCCCACGGATTTTCCTGATTCGAGTTTGCGCCGATTGAATAGGTGGGGGAGTCCTCATAGTTCTGATTTGCAGAAACTGTCCCGGTCAGTTTCACCGGAGCAACGGCGTTGACGAGGAGCATTCCGGCGGTAAGCGTCCCCGCCGCCGCAAGAGAGGCAGACATTGAACCGGCAGCAAACCACCCTCCAGTGGTGGCAAAGGCCCCGCCGGACACATACGTCGCCGCAACTATGACTGCAATCGTCAGGACAGTTCGGAGCGGGTTCTTGCCACCGCCCCCACCGCCATGCAGGGGGGCATAGATCAGGACATGGGATTTCTCATCAGGGATCAAGGACCACTGAGAGCGAGGAACAGGTACACCGTCAATCTCCACGATATAGGTATCAGTCCACGCGGAGGCATCAGCCTGTTCTACGATTTGCCGGATTGTCAGGCCATGCGGAACCTGCATCACCTTCGGCGCATGAAACTGCGCGGGTGTTATGATGATCTGCCTATCGGACATAGCGATAGAACCCCTCAACCTTCTTCTTCCATTGTATACCGGTAAACTCTTCAATCGTGGAGTTAATGCCCTCCATGACATGGAGCATCCTCTTCCGATCAATAACCAGCCCGACATGATACACCATGCTGCCCGTGCGGAGCAGGATCACGTCAAAGGGAAGAGGCTTGTCAACTTTCTGCCATGCCTGTTTCCCGTCCCGGATCATCCGGGAGACCTTTTTCAGCGAGGCAAGAGACCCGTCCACATACGCCCCGGCGAAGTCGGGGAGGTCGATCCCCAGCCGATCCTTGTAAACCATGACCACCAATCTCCAGCAATCAAGCCCGTTTCGGTCGTTTCCGTCCTTCAAAAATGGTATTCCAACATATTCAATCATATCAACTATTTAACGGCCTTCATATTTGCCCTGTACGGCCTTTTCTCGGCTTTGCCTATACCTTACCCTCACCCGAACAGCCCCGGAAAGTACGACGGCACAAACGCCCCCGCCGGAAATGGCTCGGACTCAAGCGTCTCAAGCCGGAGCGTCCCGGTTATCGTTGTTGCGTTATACGTTATATTCACTAGCTGAAATTCCGGCCAGCTTGCGTCAATCGTATCAAGGGCGTTGTCCAGCACGATGTCCACACGACACGTCACTGGCGTATAAACGCTTCGGATCGTCTCGGTGTAAGCCCGATGAATGTTGTCGATCTCAAGCTGCATCTCTCCTGGTCCCTCGTCAGTATCATCGGGGAGCTTAATTCGGACGGGAAGGAAGACGTAGTTGTCACCGTTTGATACGGTGCCATATACTTTCTCCGTGTCAGTAGTCAGTTCGGTCAATTCCTGCGTCGGATCGGTGCTGATCCTTATATCGTCGGCAAGGTCATCATGAGACAACGTTATCAAGGCGATGGGAACGCGGCCGGTCTCCTGTGAGAAAGCGGCTTCTCTGAAGTTTAGTGATGTTGTGGTCATGGAAGCACCTCAAATGACATGCTGACTTCATACGTTCCGGGCTCAAGTGCCGTCCATGTCGGAGGCTCGGTAAATCTCATCTCACACGACACGGTATGAGCAGGCGGCTTCGTCCAGGAAAAACGAAGAGCACCACCAAGCAATGTCGTATTAAAGAAGGTATCCAGGATCGCCAACTGTGCGGCTGTCATCAGCATCGTACCGGATACCGGCTCCACGCCAGCCGTGAACCGCCGCCGTACTTTGGCCGGGCCTGCGTCCATATCAGACTTGATAGTCACATTCGGCGGTGACTGACTGTAGCCGTTGACAAATAGCTCTTGAGGTAAATCACTATCCCATGCTGGCACTGCCATATCTATCTCCCCGTCAACTGTTGACGCGCCCCGAAGCTCTGACGCATCGCCTTGTTGGATTGACTTCCGAAGGTGCCGAGCTTCCTGGCCACGGCCTGATCAATATAGACATCAATCGCTTTCTGGCCGTCCGCTGTGGTACGCTCTGAGGTTGAGACATCGGCTCCCACATTGTTATAGATGTTCACGACTGCCCCGCCGCCGGTTGACTTCACTCCCAAGTCCCCGCCGATACGGGTTAAGGGCATGATTGCCTCTGCTCCGGCCTCACCCATCAGCCCCGCACCTTGCGCCATAGGGAAGACTGTTGGACGGGTAACGATACCCCCGGATGCAAAAGGTATGAGGTTTCCATTCTGGAATACGTTGCCGTGGGCGGAGCCTTGAAAAGCCGCAACGCCAGCACCAAAACCTTTTCCTGCGATCATAGACCCGAATCCAGAAAACAGCGGCCCGGTGGTATTCTGGTAAATCATCATCCTCAGAAGATCATCAATCATCGAGTCGATCATGTCACTGAAGGACATCTCACCTGTCCGGGCGAATTCTACTATCGCATCGGTACTATCGCGGCCCCAGCCTTCGATAGCTGTTTTGAGTTCGTTTATGTTGCTTTTTTCTTTTTCAACACTTTTGCCGAGTATCTTTTCTTTTTCTGCCGCATACCATTCATCGAGTTTTGTTTTATCGTCTATATAGGTTGCGTATTCGTCATATAATGATCTCAATTGTTGTAGTTCGTAATCTTTTGACGTTAATGTTGCGCGTTTATGAGCTTCCTGAAATTTGGCCTGTTTCTCTGCATACTCTTTTTCATATTCTTCCAGTTCTGCAAATTTAGCGGCTTCGTCCTGTAGATAGAGTTCTCGTCTCAATTCGTATAATGCCTGTGCCTCTTGTTCTAATTGTTTCTTTTCTTCGGCTGCTTTTTTTGCTTCTGCATTTGCGGCTATCTCCGCTTCCTTTGCTTTGATCTGAGCATCTATCCGGGCCTGTTGTTGTTTGATCAGTTCTTCTGTATTTTTACGACGTTGTTCTGCCTCTTCCTGATAGCGCCTTAAAGAAGCTTCCATTCTGGATTTATCGGCTGCGTCTATCGCTTCTTTCTGCCTCTGGAGTGCATCTAATTGCGCCCGCGCTTCGGCAAGTTCGGCTTCCGATGTGTCCATGCCGAGTATTCTGAGCCCTGCTGTCTCGTGAGACCCAGCTTTCTTTAATTGATCAGATAGACGCGCTACTCTTTCCTCTGCTTCTCTGATCTGTTGCGTTAAGGATTTCCCAAAGATTGCCTCCCCCACGGCCCCTAACCCCACCCACGCCGCCATGAGAGTGCCGGATTCTTCTTTTGCCAGCTTCATTACTGCAAGGGTTTCGTTTAGCCAGGGGATAAGACTAAGAGCCAGGCCCCTGCCCGCCCCCTGTGCCGATTTCATCAAAATATCAAGTTGATCATTGAAGTAGGCGGCTTCAAGTGCGGTCTTGGTGGAGATAACCAGCCCCATCTCTTCGGCCTTTTTCTGCAACTGTTCGATCCCGTCCCGGCCACCGTTCAGCATGGGAATTAGTTCTGCCCCGGCCCGTCCGAAGATGTCCATTGCATAGGCGGTCTTCGCTGCGCCGTCCTCCATCTTGGAGAATCGGGTTGCAATGTCTTTCATAACCTCTTCAGAGCTTCGGAGAGTTCCATCAGAGTTCGCAACCTTGATGTTCAGATCCTCAAAGGCATCCTTGGCTTCTCCAATGCCCTTGCTCACGTCATACATATTTTGAGAGAGCTTCTTGGTGCCCTTCGCTACAGTTTCAAGGGTTGTGCCGCCCTGGGAGGCTACAAGGGCCATAGAGGATAGATACTCGGAGGTGGTGCCGGTAGCCTGTGCGAGTTTCCCCATTTCATCGGCAACGGTGATCTGCTTCTTTATGAACGCAACAGAGGCTGCGATTGCAGCGGCAACGGCATAGCCAGCGTATTTATTCAGGGCGGTTGCAGCTTCGGTAAACTTTTTACCCACCTTCCCCATTGCAGCGGACATACCGGAGGCGTTTTTCTGGACGGCGTCCTTTGCCTTCTTCATATCGGACGAAAACTGCGCGTGACCGGCTGAAAGTTCTGCTCTTAGTGATCCAATAGGCTGTGATGCCATTATCTCTTTTCCTTTGCCGCAGTTGCTTGCATGGCTCGTTTCAAATCCAGACTGCTCCTGACTGGTTTTTTACCCCGGCTTAATTTCTCGTACTTCGGTAACTTCTTCGTCCGGGTGAACGCCGCTATCATCCATGCCTGTTTGTCAGATCGTTCCAGCGTTGCTTCCATCGCCAGCCGGGTTTGATACGGCGTCAGCTCCCAAAATTCAACCGGGCTTAATCCTGCAACCACCGCCGAGCGATACGCCTGATCCAACCAGTCAGGGTCCGCTTTTTTTTTACGTCCCCGTCAGGGACAGGAGCATCGCCGAAGTACGCCAACTTCAAAGCCTCTTGGACATCGTTTGCAAAGGGGATCAGCGGTGGCGATAGTTCCATGATCTTCTCGGGGGTCATCTCGGGATGTTTCTCCCGCATGCCAGCCGACCCGACAAAGGCCACCGTTTCCGGCTCAAAAAGATTCGGATTGTCGCCGTACTTCTCCGCAACCTCGGCAAGAGCCGCCCAGGTGTAGCGGAGATAATAAGGCTTACCTTCGATTGTTGTGATCTTTAGTCCAGTGATCATGAGAGTGTCAACGCTCCTACTCTGTGTATTGTGATTGATCCGTTCACCTTGTCGTCGCCGCCGCCCGAATCATTAATCCCGATTACGTAGCCGGTGAAGGTGTGAACCGAATCATCGGAATAGGTGAGCTTGAAGGTCTTGAGAGTCTTTGCCGCCCTAGCCGTTTCCGCCGCCAGCAATCCGGTATCATCGGAAGTCCAGTTGACTGAGAAAGTCACCGCACCGCCACGGGGAATACCCGGCTTCTCTTCAGCACGTGTCGATCCAAGGGCGGTGTAATCAATCATGTTGTGGGTATCGCCGGGCAAATCCCAATCAGTGATTGAGCAGATCTCCGTGTACGTCTGCGGGGTCATTGTGGCGGTATCGGTGTTGTCGGTGATCGTCAGGGCTGTTGAATCAAGATCAATCGCAAACGTATTCGTTGTTACATGCGAGACCACATAGGTATTCCCGTTGATGTCCGCCGCATCATCCCCGGCGAAGCTTGCAGCCGCGACAACATCACCGTTTGACAAACCGTGCGCGGCGGCGGTTAATATCATAGGATTGGTGAGGCTGATTTCCGTTATGGTTATAGCCCCACCCGTCCCGGTGTTCATCTCTAATTTGGTTCCCTGTGATTCCAGCATATCTACTGCCATGGCTTAATTCCTCCTTGTTTTATATTGTATACCAAACACTGTAATCAGCTATTATCCTTAAGGCATCAACTTCTGGTTCTTTTTGCTCAAAATCTGAAATAAATAATATGGATTTGACGGTTATTCCCTCTACCGTTCCACTGTACCCCCCTAAAGCTGACTTCACAGCCTTAGACAACACCCTGAGATTTGAATAGCCAGCTTCACCGTCTGTAGTCTCTTGAACCCATAAATCAATTTGAACGCGAGGGTTTTCTTTCCCACTCGGCCCCCGAAGCGCATTTTCTCCCCGCCCAAATACAGAGTAAGCGATAAAGGGATACGTGGGATTTTGTGGAATCTTGACAAAAGGATAGCATCTCGTAGTGATAGCTTTTACCGTTGCATCGTTTGTTAAAATGCTGTTGATTGCTTTCCCGATCATCTTCTTTCCCTGTGCTCCTCAATATAAGTTGCCATGCTTTCCAAGTCTTTCATGTCCAGCTTACCGGCCCCGATATCATCCCGAATCTGATTGATAGACTTCCCGGTCCTCTGTGCGATATCCCAAGCCGTGTAGTTGTATCGGGTAACCTTTCTCATTTGCTCAACCCGGCGATTTGCTTTTTAGTTAGAGTGCCGCGAGCTGCTTTCTTGGCTAGCAACTTCGCCGCCTTCTCAAGAGCCTTCCACAACTCCTCTTTCAGGATGTCAAGGGATACCTTCTTTTTGCTATCCCACGCTTCCCGCATAAACGGCATCGGGGGAATATACCCAGTATAGGCCCCGCTTTTCTTGTATCGTTCGGCGGTCCCGAACTCGAAAAGGTGGCTATTAGAGACAAGAAGCCCGTTCGCAAAGAAAGAATGCACTCCTTCTACCGATATATCGTACAGTTTTGAAGCAGGCCCCTTTCTTGATTGGCTGTATTCCCATTTTTTTATTGACACAATTCCCTGTGTTTCAATCATTTCTGGGTTTGTATATGAATTAGGGCCTGGGTTGCATGCGACATAGTGAACGTCAGGTAACGGCGTCCTATCCATGTTTTCAGGACTATGCCTTTCATCGTAGAAATGAATATGAATGATTTTCGCATCGGGCATAACTTTTTTTATACCAGCATCTCTTTTTATGTCATTCATCTGATTCTTATGCCAATATGCGCCATCTGCCTCGTATATCGTTTGAATTTCTGGGACATAAAAATCCACAAAATAACGGCCTATCTGCTTTTGTTTTTCATATTTAACTCCCCTTTCTTTTAACCATGCTTCTACCTTCGCCTCATATTCTGTTTGATGCCCCTTTTTGCACATAATTTTATTCGGATGAGATTCGGGGTCTCGTAATAATCTTGCCTTTATTTTTTCACTCATCTTTTTCCTTGATTCAATTGAGAATGTATGGCTAAAAAGATTTTTCCTTGTGGCATCTTTTATATAACATTCTCGGCTACAATAAATTCGCTGTCTTCCTATCTTTCCGTTTGAACGAAATTGCTTTCTACAATATCTACAAGTAATTAACTTCCCCTTAAAGGCATCTCTGACGCATTCCATAGAGCAGTATTTAGTTTGTGGATCGTGATCCACCCCAGACCGAAACTCTTTCCCGCAGTTTTGGCAAATTAAAGCCTTGCCAGTACCTTTGTTCGCTCCAAGTTTTTTCCTGACATACATTTTGTCTGTTTCCAAAAGTTCGCCAGCCAGAACCCATTTATTCCGTCCATCCCTATGAATTAAAATTTTATGATCTTCCGTAACATTAAGCGTATGTTTCTCTGTTGTAATCTCTACAATATTAGGTTTAAGCGTTGCCGGAAATGACTGCACTGCAACCACTTTTTTATATTCTCCAGTCTGCGTCATTACTTCATCTCCCACCCTGACACATCCAACCTTTTTGGATTTTCCTTTTGTCGCAATCACTGTCCCCGATCCAAATATACAGAGTGGATGAGAAGATCCCACGTACACCGTAACCCTGTCCCGCTCCGTTCTTCCCCGCTGTGACTTTTTCAAGCTCGTTCCAATCTTCACCGATTCAGCTATTACGCCGGGATTATCAATTTTGATGCCCTGCGCGTTCTCTTTGGCACGGTCTTTGATGGGGATAGCCGCTTTCTTCAGGGCATTGCGCACAACTCCGCGCTTCATAGAAAGAGTCGGAAGCTGGTCAAGCGCGTCCATACACTCTTTCAGGCCGTGAAGCTCAAATTTAAAAGCGGGTTGCGGCATTATTCACCCCTCCACATAACAATATCTATTGGATTCTCCGTTTTGTGGCTTGCTGATATTATTAAGCCAATTATGCAATGTCGTTCTTTTAATTCCGCGAGTTTTAGCAACCAATGCCGCACAAACAAAAACCTCTCCTGTTGTTGTGTCTAAAACTGGCCTTGAATTACAATTCCCAGTTCCATTCTTATTCCCCAGAGCCGAGAGGCTTAAGCTTGCCCTATGTCCATCAGAGAATTTATATGCTTTCATTTTCGCTATGGATTCTGGACTGTGCTTTCTCCCAATACCGGACAATCCAATCTTTTTTTTATGTTCTTCAGATAGATGCCTTCCGGTTATTGCCTTCCTCATATTTTCAATCGCTTCAGGTGATTTCCTTCTCCCTGTTAATTTCTCGCTTATTTTTTTGCATGTCTCGGCAGTATGTTTCCACCCCCGCAGATGTGGTTTCCCTCTGTTTGACTTGGCTAATTTTGCCTTGTGTTCTTCGGACAAATGACTGCCTAAATGTCTTTTACTTATTGCAGCCTTATGCCCATCAGAAAGTGTTTTACCTCTATGAATAGCACCTATCTTGTCTTTCGTTTTTTGAGACAACTTTTTGCCAGTAAGTGATGTTGATATTTTCTTGGCTATAAGAGGGTTTTTGCCGGGAGCTAATTCTCCACCCAAAGAGAGATTATACCCATTAGGCGCAAGAGTGTTTAGAGCTCTTATGGCTCTAATTTCGTTGCCAGCCAGCTCCTCATCTTCAAGAACTGCCAAAACCTTAAGATCTGGCGCTCCATATTTTCGCCATGCATTATAAAGAGGGTAGTTTCTACCGTTAACCATCTTCTCGTGAATTTTATATCTCCATAAAGATGTTTTAGTTGTAATCCCTATATATGACTTTCCACTTTGCGGAAAAGATAGTTGGTAAAGTTCGCCCATAGTTCCTACTCGCTCCTGGTGCTTGCCGTTATTTCCAAACCTTTCCTACGCCCTAATTGCTTAATATAACTAATATTATACTCTTTTTCGTCTTCATTATCAACGAATATATTGAGGGTAGAGACATCATCTCTATACCGGATTCTATATATGCATTGGATTTCTCCCACGACCTGCATAGATTGATATTTTTCATCACCCCTCAGTTCCAGCCGCTCCGCCCATACAGTAGCGGGGAGTGTCACGGGTTTGACCTTGTTTGCGGCGTTGCATGTCTCGGTTCCCGCCGCGATAAAGGTGTCGTATGCTACAACCCCCGATCCGAAGTGATCTTCCTCTGTCGCTGTGATCTGGTAAAGCGTCCCCGCTGTCAGGGTTCCCGTGGCAATCTCCGTTCCGGTCTGGACAAGATCAATCCACGTCTCGATCTGCTCCCCGAATGCGTTTTCGGAGGTGACCTTTTCACGGAGGGTCACGATTCTGTCCATTCGCCCGGCTCGCATCAGTCAAACTCCCAATGTATACGATACTGTCTCAGCAATGAGTCAACGGCATCCGTGATCCTGCCCACCGACACCCCCATGACCACTTCACCCCGGTTCTCGTAGAGGTCAGAGATTTTCAGGAGCATTGCAGACTTGATATTCTCCGGCACATCATCGGCATCATCCCCGTACCCGCACACAAAGACTATCTTGATCGGTCTGTCAGTGTAGAGGGTGCCAGAGGGCCATGATTCGTTTGGTTGCAAGACCACCCGCCCCGGCTCGCTTACGATGTCTGTGTCCACCGTGGAAAGGGTCTCGTCATAGTCGTCATCATCTTCCAGCCGATATGTTACGGTTGCCGATTGCAAAGCGGGATAAGGCAGCCTGATAAAGGTTCCATCCGGCCACGCATCCAGATACATTGTTTTTGTCTGCGTGATAAATGCCCGGCCTGTTTCCTGCTCAGCCTGTGTCCGTGCAGTCGTTATGAGCCGGTTGAGTAGCGCATCTTGATTCGTATAGGCCGCCGCCCCTGCTTCCGTTGTGGCAAGGCCGAGATGGATTTTGACCTCCGTGAGCGTTACGGGCTCGACTGCCGGGGCTATTGTGGTTGTGATTCTCATCGTTATTCCTTTTTTATATACTGCCCGACCGCGTAAGAGCCAAAATAGAAGAACCCCACAATCAAGGCAAGGTAGCTCAAGTTCGTCTCTGTCAGTATCCCCTTAATGTATCCCGCCCACGCCGCATCGAACTTCCAGACCACACAGGCAAAAAGGACGATCACGACGTACACTCCCATGATTACCCATGCCAACACCCGGCGCGTAATTGACCGGATGGAGTTCTCACCTGCCGTGGTCTGCTGAATTTTTAGCCATGTATCCATCATTTTCCCGGCATCGGCAGCTTTCTCTTGATCAGTGTAGAATGCGTTGTCAAGCATCCCGACACCACTCTTTACGGTATCAGCTACGGTATCGACTACCTTTGCGTTTCCAAAAAGACTCCCTAAAACGCCCATTACAATTCACCTCTAAAATACGCTTGCCCTAATATCCAAACTATCACCCCAACAGCTACACCAGCCATAGCCCATATCCACCAAGTCATTAAACATCCCTCCATTGCACATGGGGATAGTCAGGCGATCTCCACCGACCGCCCCAGGTCAAACCGCATTCCTCGGCAATTTTCCCGAACTCCTGCCAGTCGGGGATCGAATCCTTGTCAACATCCACTTTCAGATCGTTGCAATACTTCCCATCCACAAGGGCGAAGTAGTCCACGGCTTCCCGGCTGGTATGGACAGATACCTTGACCCAAGTGACCTTGCGCTTATTGGTTGACTCGTCAATCTCCCACAGGCCAACCGCCCTTCGTGCCGCGTTGACCTCCTCAAGAGGCTTCCGGCCCTGCATATAGAGTGCGTCCTGCTCAAGTTGAGACCGAAAAGTAGAACACTTCTTAAAATGTCCTAAGCCAGCTTCATTTAGGCAACGCTCAAAAAAGAGTATTTTTTCTTGCATCCTTGGCGTTAAATCCTTTATCTTTCTACTTGACATAACATCTCCCTGCATATATAGTTTACCTGCATACGAAGTGAGAACAATAAACACAGGAGGAAACCATGGATCACAGCGACGAATTCAAGAAAGGATGGCTTCGAGGTATTTTCGATGGCGAAGGAACAATTTTCTTTAGGGGAAGCGGCACCAGAAAACGCCATGCTATGCACCATATTTCCATGGCAAATACTGACATGGTAATTATAAACACATGCCTTGAATATCTTAAACACTTTGGAATACATTGTGTTCTTAGCTCTCGAAAGAAAATGTCCAAACCACACTGGAAACAGGTTCACAATGTTATGATTTACAGACAAAAAGATATTCTTAAGTTTGCCGACCTCATCGGCTTTTTCTGCCCTCTCAAAGTAGAGAAACTTTCCAATGCTGTAGAATGGATAAACAGAAGTCGAACCAAATATGACCTTGATGAACTTAAAAGAATGTATTGGGATGAAGGTTTGAGCTTCAGCCAGATTGCGACTCGTCTTGGGCTTAAAGCACGCGGAGGCGTGAAGGCTCTGTTTGATAGATGGGAGATTCCACGCAGGGACCGAGTTTCCGCTATTATTCAATTCAACAAATCCCGTAGCAATAAATAGCAAGTGCAAGATTTTCTCCTGCATCCTGGGTGTTAGGTCTTTTATTTTTCTGCTACTCATGATTTCCCTCACATACAAAATTTAGTTACGATTACCGCCGCAATGCCGCCGGTAATACCGCCCGCGAACGACATGGCCTTGTTCCAGCGTTCAAGTACCTTCAGGCGGTCATTCATGCTCTGGACAGTCTCAAACATGATCCAGTCACGTTGTTCCTGGGGAGTGCGCTCCCATGTGTCCTTTGTAATTATGAATCCATTTCCGCTTGGCATTGCGCTACTCCCTTTTCAGATTCAAATTTTATGCCGCCGCCAGATAACCACCATCGACAACCGGCCTGTATGAAACATACACAAGGCAATTACAATCTGCCGCCGTTGCTCCGCCCGCAATGGTGAGCTGGATTTTCTTCCCTCCGGCTACTGTTTCCCCGGCATTATATTGGAGATATTTGTTCGCGGTCAGGTTCGCCACCGCCCCCGCCGTTGCGCTGATAAATTCCACAGGCGATACATCCGTCGATTGGATAGATATTGCCGTTAGGTTTTCTTCTTCGGTCAAATCCTCCGGAATTACTATGGTCAAGAAATCAATGAAAATATTCTGCGTTGTCGCCGTAAACAGATCGTAGTCACCGGCGGCCTGTTTAAGATTAATGAGCTTCTTCACCGTCAATTGAGATGCGGGATTTTTCAACGTCCAGAATGATACCAATGCGAGCCCTATGTGTAAGTATCTCTTCATTTTATCACCTAAGTTTTTTAACAATTACGGTGTAACTCGCCGCGTTGTAAGTAAATCCAGCGTCAACACTTGTGAAATTCTCGGTGCTTCCGCCTTTAGCGTTGACTATTATGATTCCATCGGTAGAGGGGGCTGTTACCTTCTGTGCACAATTGCCTCCTGTAATTTCCGCAGTATATGAGGAGGTGTCTTTAATTTCGTACCAGCCGTTCCACTCGAATAATCTACCGCCAGGAGAAGTTCCTCCGTAGAGCTTCCCGTTGAATACTGCAAGAGAGAGGATGTAGGTCTGTGATTCTAATGTAGGTGCTACTTGTACCCAGGCATCCGTGCCGTTCCACTCGAATAATCTACCGCCAGAATAAGTTCCTCCGTAGAGCTTCCCGTTGAATACTGCAAGAGAGCGGATGTAGGTCTGTGATTCTAATGTAGGTGCTACTTGTACCCAGGCATCCGTGCCGTTCCACTCGAATAATCTACCGCCAGGAGAAGTTCCTCCGTAGAGCTTCCCGTTGAATACTGCAAGAGAGCGGATGTAGGTCTGTGATTCTAATGTAGGTGCTACTTGTACCCAGGCATCCGTACCATTCCACTCGAATAATCTACCGCCAGGATAAGTTCCTCCGTAGAGCTTCCCGTTGAATACTGCAAGAGAGAGGATGTAGGTCTGTGATTCTAATGTAGGTGCTACTTGTACCCAGGCATCCGTGCCGTTCCACTCGAATAATCTACCGCCAGGATAAGTTCCTCCGTAGAGCTTCCCGTTGAATACTGCAAGAGAGTGGATGTAGGTCTGTGATTCTAATGTAGGTGCTACTTGTACCCAGGCATCCGTGCCGTTCCACTCGAATAATCTACCGCCAGGAGAAGTTCCTCCGTAGAGCTTCCCGTTGAATACTGCAAGAGAGAGGATGTAGGTCTGTGATTCTAATGTAGGTGCTACTTGTACCCAGGCATCGGACGCTGTTTCCGCAAGCGTAGAATATTCTCCATTAAGCTCTGTCATCTCCGATAAACCAGAGAACTTCAACAGGTCGCCATCACTAAACGCATGTCCAGTACCAAGATTGATAATGCCGGGATTGCTCTTAGAAATAGAGACAATCGGGTCGGCTATCTCTAAGCTTTCCCCACTCCCCGCCTCTTTCGCTATGCCTACAAGCCTCTTACCTGCGGAGTCGTATATCTCTACTCGGTGGGCGTTGTCGGCGTAAGTTGTAATGGCAGAGCAGTTATCAATAAACGCTGTTCCATCAACTGCACTTATGCGGAGGTCTGATATTGTGCCTTTGTAAACTATTTCCTGTGGTATTGGTCTAAGCATAGTTACCTCCTTACGCTGCTACCCATGCGCCGGTTATCGTATCAGCCATCCAATCCCAAGCACCAGCTCCTGTCTGGAAGGTGTGGAAGTATATCTTCGCACCGACAACTGGAGCCGCTATCTTCACAATGCCGTTGTCGCTTCCTGCTGTACCGTCAAGGTATATCTTGTCATTCGTGTCAGCCTGAAAGCCGAAGTAGTTAGCCGCTTGAGCCGTACCGCATACAGCCATGAAGGACATACCTTCTTCTGCCGTGGGGAGAGCTTGAAGGTTATCAGCCGCACCTTGACCGTAGTTGTTTATAACCGTTCCCTTGACTTCTGCTGCTGTGAGGGTATCAGAGGATGCTTGTACTATTTCGTTAAAATTTCCAGTCAAGAGAAGAAAATCACCGTTTGCAGGCGTTGTGCCCCCAATAGTAGTCCCATCTATCGTCCCACCAGTGATAGTAATGTTCGTCAAGTCGATGTTCTTCTCAATGATATTCCAATTTGCCCCGACGGTGGCTTGATCTCCCGATGCAGTACTATCAGTCTTACATATAGCCATATCTCCTGCGGCCACGACAACGCCAGATGCCCCTCCAATCTTTCCAGCTACAGATACGATATAGGCGTGCCCAGCGTCCGCGGCAGGATAGTTGGGGCTGCCTGAACAATCAATAGACCCCTCGTAAGTAATCGGCGCAATATCGCTTACTACCTGCGACTTTAGAACGGAATAGAGCACCGTTTTCAGCGCGTTGCTTGCCTCACTATCAGATACTAATAGTTTATCGCCGTCAGCTATGGATGATTTTGCCGTTCCGCCGCCCAAAAATCCCCTTAGAGCCGCCAGTCCTCTTGTCCATAATGTATCGCCCATGATTACACCGCCTCTCTATACGCTATAAAGACCGTGCAGACCTGTGCCGCCGCCGTTGCTCCGCCCGCAATGGTGAGCTGGATTTTCTTCCCTCCGGCTACTGTTTCCCCGGCATTATATTGGAGATATTTGTTCGCGGTCAGGTTCGCCACCGCCCCGGCTGTTGCGCTTATGAATTCCACAGGGGTGTCATCTGTTGACTGGATGGAGATTGAGGTTAAGGTCGCCTCAGCCGTGAGGTCAGAAGGAATGATAATTGTCAGGTGTAGGATCTCCACATCAGACAGCCCGGCGGTAAAGAGGTCATAATCTCCCGCCGCCTGTTCGAGGTCGATTGTCGTGGTCTGGAATAATGCGCCCTCTGCGCTTTTCAGTATCCAGTTCTCGCCGTCCGGGGTCGTGTAGAGCTTCCCGGTATCATACTCCAAATACGTTGCGCCAATTTGTGTGTTCGTTGTTGGTTTTGTGTCGGTTGAAAGACCGACAAATCGGTTTCCCAAACTTCCTATTCTTGCTACTGCCATCTCCATTACCTCCTTTCATTTTTTGGGAGGGGGGGGGCTGCCTGGAGAGGTAGGCAAGCCCCCTGGCACTCAGTTTATTTAGCTTATCGCCGGTACATCGAGCCCATGGCTTTTGATGACATTGATTGACATCATCGTGCCGGTGGCGTTGCCACCAGTTTCCGTGACGGTGATCTTGATGAATCGTTTCCCGCCGACATAGCCGACTTTGTAAATCGCAGCCGCGACGGCCCCACTTGCGAGGCTTTTGATGACGCCACTGGTTACCGCTTCCGGGCCAAGGACATCAGCCGAAGTAACATCGGCATAATCGCCGGATGAACCGGTGCCATCATCGTCGGCATGGGTTAAAGCCACATCGATTGTCCCGGTATCACCAGCAACCTTGTCGCCACAACTGATAACGATCAAAGCCGAGTTGAAATCAGCCAGATCAATTTCTGCCGCAGCGGGAACGGTATCGTCCAGAACTTTAACCGGCACTACGGCCTGAACCGGTACTAAGTGATTATAAGAATCTTTCATGGTTTTTGCCTCCTTCAAATCTTATTGAGTGGGGGCCGGAGCCCCCGGTTAAGTTTAGCTGGTCGCTATCTTCAGGGCCTTAATCGCTTCGTACATCACGATCCCGCCCCCCACTCTCTTCGTGGTATAGAAGAGAATGTAGGGCTTGCTCGAATAGGGGTCACGCAGGACACGAATGCCGAAGCGGTCAACGATCAGATAAGCCCGTTTGAAATTGGCGAAGTAAATCGGATAAGCCCCGGCGCCGATGTCTGCCACGTTGTCGTCGATCTCAACAGGCTTACCCAGCAGAGTATCAGGCGCGCCTTCCAGCAGGCCCGGTCTCCAGAGGTAATTACCCTCACCGTCTTTGAACTTTCGGATATGGAGCAGGGTTGCATCGTTCATCAAGAATGATGCCCCGTTTCTGTAGATCGGTTTCAGTGCGTGCTGAAGGTCGAAGAGCTTGTCAGCATTGGTGAAGGCCGAAGCTGCTCCGCTGGCGATATAGCCGATCTTACCCCACGCATAAGAAGCGTTTGCCACCGTGTCGTATGATTCAAGTCCTTTCGGCTCAGACACACCGTCGCCTTCGATGAAGGCCGCGCCTTCTTCCTCGGCGAATTCAATTGCTACTTCGTTGCCGAGCCATGCAGCTATATCAACGCTGGAGTCATCGAGTAGTTTCTGCGTCGCTGCTGGCATCGCGTAAATCTCTTTCGTGTTGATGGCGATCTCTTTAAGCGTCGGAGAATCGGTCTCAGACCGCGTACCCTTCTCGCCTACCCACCCGGAGGAAGCCCCGCCCTGGTTTACGAGTTTTTTGTAAGTGTCTGTCCCGATGGTGATCACGGAGGCAAGCCGCCGCATTGCAGAAGATACGCCAGCGATCCGATCTATAGTCGCTGCCATTTCCTCAGGCACGGTAAAACCGCCCGCCGTATCATCCAGTGTAGAAGCGGAAGCCTGTACCGCTAACTGAGCGAGATTGCCTTCAACTCCTTTGCGGAACCATTTCTCAAAGCCAGCCTTGTATTCAGCCTTCGCCTGATCCAGTTCAGATGTTCCACCGCCAAATGCGCCGCGTCCGGCCACGGTTTCGAGGGCTTCAAGCTGTTTCTTCATCGCCGCAATCTGCGAGATTTCCGCGTTAATCTTCTCCACCTTTTCCACAAGCAGCGGGTCAGCGTTGCCCTTCGTCTCGATCTCTTTCAGGCGTTTGTCGTTCTCGGCCTTGAAGGTCTCGAATGACCGCCCCAGGTCTTCTATTACTTGATTGATATCCATTTTTACTTACCTCCTATTATCTGTTGTAGTTTCAGTATCTTGCCAATGTCTGCCTTTACGCTCCCAACATCGCGCTGGGAGTCGCCATTACTGCGTCGCGCAGCTATGGACTTCGCGAAAGATCGGCTTGCGCCTGCATCACGCAGGGCACGCTCTATCTCTTGTTTACTGAGTGTTGCCCCCTCCCGGTCAGAGTCTTCCAGTTCGTCAGGGACGTTTGCGAAAATAGACAGGTCAAACTTTGCCTTTGCCGCGCCTGCATCAACAACGGTATCGATCAATCCCCGGTCTTTGGCTTCCTGAGCCGTGAACCATGTTTCTTCTTTCATCATGGCCTTGAGTTCACGCTTGCCGATATTCGATTTGTCGTAATAGATATCCAGCATGTTCCCGCCGATCTTCTGGAGGATGTCGGCTATCTCTCTAAGGTCGTACTGGTTGCCAGCCGCCAGCACCCACGGATCGTGAATCATGTACATGGCGTTCTTGTGTGCCTGAACTTCGTCACCGGCGAGGGCAACGACGGAGGCCATCGACGCTGCCAGACCTTCAATCTTCGTGGTGACATGGGCCTCGTGGTCTTTGAGCGCGTTGAAGATCGCCACGCCGTCAAAAACATCTCCGCCCGGCGAGTTAATGCGGACGGTGATATTCTTTGCCTTGATGCTTCCAAGGGCGCGGACAAGATCAAAGGCATCGTTATAAGGCCATCCGATCACGTCATAGATTATTATCTCCGCCGTCTCGTCGGTTTCTTTCGCTTCAATCCGGTACCAGTCGGGCTTTTCGAGTGATTTCCCCCAAAAGCGGGCGACAGCCTCAGCGTTCTTTTCACTCCTGTACGCCAGTTTCATTGTCTTGTCCTCCTAAATTGCCAAGGGTAGAGACGGCTGAAAATCACCATCAAATTTAGCGTTTTTTCTCATATTTTCTTTTGCTTCCAATGGTTGCAGGTTTTCCAGTGCCCAACATCTTTTAAAGTCAATATCTTCTGGAGTTTTAAAATTAAAAACTGCAATAGGAATAATATGATCTATGTGCCAATAATTTCCGTAATTGTCCCATGTCATTCCGTCTTTAAACTGTTTTTCAAGGTGGCACATAAGTTCTTTGGCTGTAAAATTTACAAGACATTCCCACTTATTTTGGGACTTTCCACCCTTCCCAAGAGAATATCGAATCCCGTTTGAAATGCTTCCAGAAATTCTAAATGCCGGATTTTTTTTATATCTTGCGTATTGATTTCGTTTTAATTCCCTAACCTTTTCTGGATTATTCTTTCTCCAGCGCTTTGTTGCTTTTATGCCGCAATCTGGATGACTTTGTTTAAATCTTTCTATAATCTCTTTTATTTTTTCTGGATTATTCTTTCTCCAATTTTTGACAGTAACTGTTTTTTGTTCTTTATTACTTTGATAATATTTTCTTTGGTTTTCGAGGATTTCATCTTTATTGTTTTGGTAGTAGTTCTTCCGCATTTTACTGTATTTACTCTTATTGGCATTATAATGTTCTGAGGCGTATTTAGATTGGCACATTTTGCACCGAGAAACATGGCCGTCTTTTTTCCTATTATCAACATGAAAATATTCAAGTAGTTTTGTTTCTCCGCACTTAGTGCATCTTTTTTCTGTAGTGTTATTCATTTGAGGAAAGAGCCTCCGCCTTGTCATCCTTGGTTGTTGATGTTCTTGGAGCATATATATCACCGCCATCGTACGGATTCATTTCTAATAGCTCACGGCACTCGTTAGGATTCATTATCTCTTTCGTAATTGCCGTTGCAAAGCTGTCCATCTGCTCCTTGAAGCTCCCTCGCTGTAACCCCTGGGCGACAAACTTTGCATAGTGGGTTCTTTTCTTGGTTTGCGGAATAAGGTCGCGCAGTATCGCCTTCTCGATCCCCACCATCCAAGGCATGAGCGCATAGACAACGAAGCTGATTCCGAATTGCTCTGCGCTGGCGTAGGTGGGTGTTTTGTCTTCCGATGATAGGATCGTCAGAGGCATCCCGAAGAAGATGTCAACTATTTCCGCCTTTTGGTATTTTCTCAGTTCGATAAATTGAGAGTCTTTCGGGTCGATGGCAACCTTCTGATATTTCATGCCCTCTTGCAGGAGCATGAGGCGGTGGGATTTGCCGAGGCCGCTGTATGTTTCGGCAAGTGCTGTCTGTAGATTGCTGTGTCCTTCGGGCGACAGCTTGCCGGGGTGCTCTACAACCATGCCGGGATGTGTCCCGCTTCCGAAATACCGCGCCCCAAACTCCTCAGAGGCCAACCCCAAAGCGATTGACTCTCGAATGTATTGTATTGGATTGACTCCCATAAATCCGTTAATAGTCATCCCACGGATGTGCATGATTTCGGATTGCGGCACATTTTTCAGAGTTCCATCAGGATATTTCAGCACATATGTGAGCCTATATTTCTCATCCTGCTTGACTTCATGTACAACCCCAGGGGCCAACGGGATTAATTCACGGACAGGTCCAGTCAATGACAATCCCCGGTTCTTCAAAGCAAAGAAATTGCCCCGCAATGAAAGGTGATTCATCGCCATGCCCCAAAATTCCGGAGCAGTCATCCACTCATTAGGCTGGTCATGTAGGAGATAATACAAGTCATCATCAATAGCCTTTTCCCGGTTTCGCCCCTCGATTTTCATGAGATGACAAGGCAATGTCCCGATAGTTCTCGACAGAACATTGACACAGGAATAGACGGTTGCCTGTCTCATTGCCGTTTCGTTGTTTACCGATACACCTGATGCCGTGGACCCGCCGCCGAATACTGAAAAGATCATTCTTTCAAGTTCCTGCGGGTTCATCCCTTTTGGCCGTGGCATCCGTGCGACTATTCCCATTATCTACCCCTCATGAGATAGCCAATAATCATAAGCAGAATCCCACACACCATGAATGCCAACCATTGACCCCACTTTAGATAGAGGCCATATCCAAGCATTCCGAGACCGCCGAAAACGAAAAAATCTCTCACATCAAAGGCATTCCATGACTTCGATACAAGAGATTTGATATATTTTACCAGATGCCCCATAGTTTCCCTCACTATGGAGCAATTATCTTACATAGTTCTGGATTATTTCACGGACTCCTCAGACTAATCAGGCAGGATTGACACTATATTTTGTGGTAAACGGTAATTATGCCACTACAGGTTGTGATAATTGTTCTGCTACCTCACGCCTTATCCTCAATACTCGTGACGGCCCTATGCGTTCCGCATTAAGTTTTCCCTCCGCTATCCAGCCATAGAGGGTTTTGACGTTAAGATTGTAAAATGCGGCCACTTCCTGTGGTGTCAGGTATTTTTTGTTAGGTAGCTCGGGCATATCTCTCCTTTCAAAACGCCATGCTTTCTAAGATTTGATCTTTTGTCATGCCTTCAAACATGCTGTCTTCGTGGTGCAGTATCGCCCTGCCAGTAGCCATGATAAGACAGACACCTCCATCAATTTTGTTCTCGTCGCGCTCTTTGGTGGGATAGTAATATTTTACCGATCCGGTATCCCTGCCCTTGCGCTTGACAATATTTCCCATCATCCACGTTAAAACTGGATCGCCGTTATGCCAGAGCTTGCAGTCATAGATTAATGCCTCGACTTCCTTCATCGGTTCGGACATCAAAGCGGGACCCTGGGTGATCTCAATGCATTTCTCATTCCCCAGCCAATCCATGACATTGTTGACAAGATAGGTGCTTTCGCGGGGATCATAGGCAAGCTCATAAATAGGGTAATCGGCATTTATAGCCTTTAAATCGTTTTCGATATAAAGAAAGTCGGTTCTAGCCCCTGGGGTTTCGGTAATATATCCCTCTTTTACCCACTTGTCATAGTGCTCATTCCCCGCATTTTTCACGGTTTCCTCGGGGAGATAGTGCTTGCAAAATGCCGCATACCCCCGCACAAATACCCCGTCTATCTCACGTGTGTACTCAAAAATAAGCAACAATGATGAAATGTCAATTTTCGATGCAAGGTCAAACGCTGCAAAACAGGGTTGCCCAATGAAATCTTCCAGCCTCAAAGATTCATCTTTGCAGGCTTCCCACTTCGCCATGTTCATCCACGCAACACCGGCGTTCATCCACTGGTTGAGGTGCTTACAAAGATTAATGTTCTGCTTTGCCGCGTTGGTCATTGTCTCCTTGTATTTCCGATACAGATAATCTTCCATGACGCTCACGCCATAATTTGGGTTCGCCTTTTTCCAGACTTCAAAGTCTTTCCAGTCGTCATCAGCACCTATCCCGTACATGATACAAAACATTGCCTCGTCTTCTATAGTCCGTTCCAGTACCTTTATGGCACGTAAATGCATGTCATAGCATGGCGCGGAGGTGTCGGTTCCCGCAGTAGTGATCACAAAAATCAATGGTTGCTCCCTCGCACCCATTCCCGTGTCCATGGTGTCATACTGATCCGATGATTTATGTTCGTGGTATTCATCGATAATGGCACAATGGGGACTTGCCCCGTCCCCCGGCTTACCGATCAGCGGTTCAAACCGTGACATATCTTCCAGTTTGAATATGCTTGTGGGGTTTTTCGGATTGCCAGAAAGAGACAGGTCAAAGGCTTCCCGTAATGACTCGTTTTTCTGCGCCATCATCCACGCGGGCCGGAATACTTCAAGAGCCTGCTTTTCACTGGTGGCACCGCTGTATATCTCGGCGCCCTTCTCGTGATCGGCGGCCAGCATATATAGTCCTGCGGTTGCCGCATCTACGCTATTGTGAGTTATCGTAAAACCTTTCCCCGCCAAGTAAAGGCCACCCTCAACAGTAATACAGTTAACTATTCTATGCCCAACATACTTTGAGTTGCATATTGTTTTTAATGCTCTCCTATTTTTACCCGTTGGAATGGGTTTTTGCCGCGTAGCCTTCCGTCTAACGTAGAATAACGGTTCTCCATTTTGTGGAAAAAAGTGAATCAGATATACAATTCCACAATTCTTATCGCCTATTTTTGCTATTTTCTGTTTTAGGTTAGCTTTTATTCCAAGCGTTCTCACCAAGATCAACACATCTTTTATGAGGCGTTTACTTTTTAGGGTAAGACTTATTTGCCCAGCCTTGCTTATAGTTCCATCAGTATCAAGAATTCCCCTCAATAAATCATATCTCTGTTGTTTTGATGCAATAAAGTATTCTACTGGAATATGTTTGTTTTGCAGCAAATCTAATGCTTTAAGTTTTGATATAAGTCCATTTCTACCCTGCTTATTTCCATCTGATAACGAATAGGTTAATGCCTTCCAGTTATCAGAAGAGGGCAGAGGCCTAACCGGTAAACCCGCCGATCTAATCCGTTTTATGATTTCCTCGTCTGCGCATGTTATTTGCGCTGACCTGGACGTTCCATCTCCTAACCATGCCCCCAAAACATATGGATCGATGGGCAAAACACGCTCAGGCAGGACTAGGGGGCATGCCACCTTGATTCGATGAATCAAATCTCCGCGCGATCCTCCGCGTAAGGTGGATGCTATTTCTTTAGTTTCAACAAGGGGTAACGGCCTTTTGTCTCTATGCCCCCTTGGACGCTTAGTGTACCAAGTTCGTTCTGTAACCCATTCATGGGCAGAATGAGCTACAACAGAATCGCCATCGGAGAAACTTAATTGGTAACATGGACCGCTATAATGTTCAGAAATAGCGGTAATAGCCACTGGCAATCCATCTGGTGAAAAAACATAATCTCCAACCTTTAAATCGCCATGCTTTTTCCACCCATCTGGGGTAAATATTGGGGTGTTTATTTCAAGTGCTTTCCCGTTCTTTCGTGGAATCTCAATGAAAATAGTGCTGAACCGCCTCAGTCCGTTGGATTTTTTGACCCATCCCCATATGCAGCATTGCATAAATACCTGGTGCGGTTCCAGGGTGAGCCGTTCCCCTGCCCATTTTCCCTTTACGTGATGCAGTAATTCTGAAAATCTGCAACGGCGGTTTGCTTTTACCTCGTCATATTCATAGGGAAAATCGTCTGTCTTTGCCCGTTCGAGATCGTCAATGTGTCGCTGACAGGCCGCTGCAACATAAGGCCCTGCTGGATTCTTGCCGGACATCACGTCATCACAGTATTGTAAGGCTATTGATGTGTAGTCTCTCGTCATTTAGAATCCCTCAAATTCATTCTTTTTCGGTTTTTCCTTCGGCTTGAAGGTCCCTCCCATTTTGTCAGTTCTTAATTTCAGGTCTGCTTTCAGGTGCCGGATCGTTGCCGCATAATTACGGGCAATCTTGGAATAGGTGCTCTCGACCAGATCAACAACGTCGCCATGATAGTTCTTTTTTTCCTGAACCATTGACCCGACATTGTCAGCCATGAAATCTAACATCGAATCAAGAGCAGCCTCGAATTTACAAAGCCTGACCAGATCGCCAACGTTAAGTTCGGTAAGCATCCCGGCGTTTATCATCGGCTTTGCATATCTTTTCCAATATTTCTTTTGAGCCCTGTCCATCCCAGCTGGTGCTCTCGGATTGACAATGACATCAACATCGGTTTCGGTAGGTATTTTCCTGTTACCTGGATTACCCGATGCTTTCTTTTCCGCTGATGATTTTGTGTCTCTACCCATTTTTTATATTTTCCTTTTTTGTGCGGTCACAGAAAAATGAG